ATGTCGCTTGACGTACTGTGTGAACAGATGGGAAGGACACCGCCGTGGACGCCCGGTCTCAAGCTCCGTGCTGATGGCTACGTTACAGACTTTTATAAAAAAGATTAAAAAATCATCCGCTCAAATCAGGCGTTCATCTCCAGTGGAAATTAGAGGTGGACGCCTTAAGTCTGCCCGGAAAGGAGAATTCTCGTTTGAGTAACAATTATCGCAACATGGCGAAGGCTATCCTGACCCGACTGCCGGTGAGAAGCTCTCAAGAATAACAGCAAATGAGAAGCAGTCCCTGCGTGCATTCCGGCCTATCGTCTACATCTGCTCACCCTATTCCGGTGATGTGGAAGGAAATGTAGCCGCCGCAAGACGCTATTGCCGCTTTGCCGTGGAGCAAGGATATATCCCCATCGCCCCACATCTGTTGTTTCCGCAGTTTCTGGATGACAACCGCTCGGACGAACGGGAACTGGGACTGTTTTTCGGGAATGCCCTCATGAGCAAATGCTCGGAGGTCTGGGTATTCGGAAGTCGCATCTCGTCCGGAATGGAATCAGAAATCAAACGCGCCAAGTGGAAGAACCACTGCCTGCGCTATTTCACAGAAGAATGTCAGGAGGTTTAACGCTATGTATGAAGTTAAAGAAAATCGCAGAAAGCTGCAGGACGGCACAGAAATCACGACCTATACCCGTGACGTTGTAAGCGCCAATATTCTCGAAGTTGAAGCTGGGACAAACGGCTATCAGGGCGGCGATACCGGTCATGGCAGCCGCACCTATTTCCGCATCTCCGATGAGGCCTGCACAGATATTCATGTCACGCCTTTCATGGACAAATACGGCTGTAATGGTTTTGAAGTCACCCTCGGCGGTGACTGCGAGCTGGAAACCATGATCCGGGCGCTGAAATTTATCACAAAGGTGCTCGAAGACGAATCCGGGGAGGTGTATGACTGATGTTCACACTTTATAGTGCTGATTTTACCGGAAATCCCGGCAACTGCTCCTACCCGCACAAGACCGTCGTCATGAATACGGACAACCTGAGAGAGGCTGTCTGCCATGACTATGTTTGCGCCGAATACAAGAACCACTACCGCAACGGTGAAAACTTCATCTCCGCCGACTGTCTGCCCGTTGACTGTGATAACGATCACTCGGAAGATCCGAAGGATTGGGTCACGCCTGCCGATGTGCTGGAGGCATTTCCCGGCGTGAGTATTGCCATCCACTACAGCCGCTTCAATAACCGTGAGAAAAACGGAAAGCCCGCAAGGCCGAAGTTCCATGTGCTCTTTCCCATCGACCGGATGACAGACGCCACCCTTTACAGCGACATGAAAAAGCTGGTCAATTCCATCTTCCCGTATTTTGATACGAAGGCTCTGGATGCTGCTCGGTTCTTTTTCGGTACACAGGAGCCAAATGTAGAGCTCTATCCTGGCCGCATGAATCTCACGGAATTTTTAAATGACGACGAGTTCGATGCAGGCCTTCCCGGTGGGCATAAAAAAGACGCAGTTATCCCGGAAGGCAGTCGAAATGCTGTTATGTCCCGCTTTGCCGGTATTGTCATCAAGAAATACGGTGATTCTGAAAAAGCCTATCAGAGTTTTCTGGAAAAAGCCGCGACCTGCGTCCCGCCGCTGGATAACAATGAACTTTCTACCATCTGGCACAGTGCCCAGCGCTTTTACTTAAAAATCAGCAAGGAGGACGGCTATGTCCCGCCCGAAGCCTACAACGACGAAAACAGCTACAAGCCGGAGGATTTCTCCGATGTCGGTCAGGCCGAAGTTCTGGCAAAATACTTCTCCGGCGAACTCCGCTACTCTCCGGCCACGCACTTTATCCGTTACAGCGATCACTATTGGCAGGAAACAGAGCCCGGCGCACAGGCTGTCGCCCATGAGCTGACCCGCAGGCAGATGAACGAATCAGCAAAAGCAATGATTGATGCAGCCCAGAAGCTAAAGAACTGCGGAGCGCAGGACATTCTGGACAATACATCCAAGGCCAAGGCTGAACAGCTCATGAACAAAGACCAGATGGAAGCCTATCAGGAATTTCTCTCCGCCAAGGCATATCAGAGCTTTGCTGTCCATCGCCGGGACTCAAAGAATATCACATCCACGCTGAAGGAATCCCATCCGATGCTGGAGATCTCGCCGCGTGATCTGGATGCCGACTGCTTTTTGCTCTGCACTCCGGAGGCGACCTATGACCTCAGAAAAGGAATGGCCGGTGCGCGGGAGCATTCCGCAAATGACTTTATTACAAAGATCACCTCAGTTTCACCCGGCATCAAGGGCCAGCAGCTCTGGCTTGATAACTTAAGCCTCATCTTTCAGAAAGACCAGCAGCTGATTGACTATGTTCAGATGATCTGCGGTCTTGCCGCCATTGGCAAGGTTTATGTGGAAGCCCTCATCATTGCCTACGGCGACGGGCGAAACGGCAAGTCAACCTTCTGGAATGCCATCTCCCGCGTGCTGGGCCTTTACAGCGGCAACATCTCTGCAGATACCCTGACTGTCGGCTGCCGCAGAAACATCAAACCGGAAATGGCGGAGGTCAAGGGCAAGCGGCTTCTGATCGCTGCCGAAATGCAGGAAGGCGCAAGGCTCAATGATTCTACCGTCAAGCAGCTCTGCTCCACGGATGAAGTGTTCGCGGAAAAGAAATACAAAGACCCGTTCTCCTTCAAGCCCTGCCACACGCTGGTTTTATACACCAACCATCTGCCGCGTGTTTCCGCATCTGATGACGGCATCTGGCGCAGGCTCATCGTGATTCCCTTCGGTGCCAAGATCGAGGGCAAAACCGACATCAAGAATTACGGCGAGTACCTGTATGAAAATGCCGGAGAAAGCATTCTGGCTTGGGTCATCGAAGGAGCCATGAAGGTAATTGCGCTGGGCTACCAGATCCCGATCCCGGACTGCGTGACGAAGGCCATTGAGGAATACCGCAGCCAGAACGACTGGTTCGGACATTTTCTGGATGAGAAGTGCGAGGTGGATGACTCCTTTAAGGAAAGCTCCTCGTCGCTGTATCAGGCGTACCGCAACTACTCACTGGACTGCAACGAATATGTGCGCAGTACGGCGGACTTCTATTTTGCGCTGGAGAAGGCCGGATTTGAACGGCTGACACTCAATCGGAAGCGCTTTTTTAAAGGGCTGCGCATTCGTGAGGACACCGGTGCAGAGGAGGATTTTCTGCAGTAATAGCCATGAATGACAAGGTGTATCAAGGTCTTATATAAAAACTCTCTTAGGGCAATAAAAAAAGCTATAAGAAAAAGTTCAGTAAATACCATTGATACACCTTGCACATCCCAGTAATTAAGCGCCTGACGGAGGTTATCAATGAACGAGAAACAGGTAGAGAACAAATTAACAGCGGCAGTAAAAAAGGCCGGTGGGATTGCACCGAAGTTCGTGTCTCCGGGATTTGCAGGAATGCCCGACCGTCTGATCTTACTCCCTGACGGCCATATCGCTTTTGCAGAGCTTAAGGCTCCGGGAAAACTGCCGCGCCCGCTCCAGCTCTCAAGGCACCGGCTGCTTCAGCGGCTTGGCTTTAAGGTCTATGTCATTGACGACCCGGAGCAGATTGGAGGAATGCTGAATGAAATTCGAACCACATGATTATCAGGCTTATGCCATCCAATATATTGAGACCCACCCCATCGCGGCTGTCCTGTTAGATATGGGGCACTTGGAAAAACAGATCATCTCCCTGACGGCGATCTTTGACCTCGCCCTCTTCGTTTGACAGCTTTGAAATACAACATCGATAATCCTTGTGGTAGCGCCTCTCCGCACCACAATGTTGCCCGTGATACCTGGCCTTCCGAAATAGAAAAATGGTCGCACCTTTCTTAGGTCTGACCTATGCGGTTGCAGTCGGGACTGTCAAGGAACGGAAAGCGGCCATGCTGCAAAGCGCCGACATTACAATCATCAACCGCGAAAACCTGCAGTGGCTGATTGACGATTCCGGATTCCCATTTGATTTTGACATGGTGATCATAGATGAGCTCTCATCCTTCAAAAACCACAAGGCAAAACGCTTCAAGTCCCTGATGAAGGTTCGGCCCTATATCCACAGGATCATCGGTCTTACCGGCACGCCTTCTTCCAACGGACTGATGGATCTTTGGGCAGAATTCAAGCTGCTGGATATGGGGCAGCGCCTCGGTCGCTTTATCACACAGTACCGGATGAATTATTTTATTCCGGACAAGCGAAACGGCGAAATCATATATTCCTATAAGCCGCTACCCTATGCAGAAGATGCCATTTACCGGAGGATTTCAGATATCACGATTTCCATGAAGTCCACCGACCACCTGAAAATGCCGGAGCTCATTTCCACGCAATATGAAGTAGCGCTTTCGGATGCCGAGCGTGACCGATATGAGAATTTAAAGCAGGAGTTAATCCTGCAGCTGCCGGATGGCGAAATAACCGCCGCCAATGCTGCCGCGCTGACAGGGAAGCTCTCCCAACTTGCGAACGGTGCCATTTATTCCGATACCGGCGAGATCATGGAGTTCCATGACCGGAAGCTGGACGCTTTGGAGGATATTATCGAGGCCGCAAATGAAAAGCCGCTTCTGGTGGCCTACTGGTTCCGACACGATCTGGCCCGGATCAAGAATCGCTTCAATGTCCGGGAGATCAAGACAAGCCGCGACATTGCTGACTGGAATGCGGGAAAGATTCCTGTAGCAGTCATCCATCCTGCCTCAGCCGGACACGGCCTAAACCTGCAGGCAGGCGGTTCCACTCTCGTCTGGTTCGGGCTCACATGGTCGTTGGAATTATACCAGCAGACAAATGCAAGGCTCTGGCGGCAAGGCCAGCAGTCTCATACCGTAGTCATCCAGCACATCATTACCAAGGGCACCATTGATGAACGCATCCTGAAGGCACTCTCCAAAAAGGAGCTGACCCAGTCCGCTTTGATTGATGCCGTCAAGGTGGATCTGGAGGTGCCACGATGACAAGACCGTATGAAAATCTTATCAATGCCATCATTCTGCAGGCAGTGAAGGATTATCGGGATGCCTTAAAGCGCCTGAAGAAAAAACCACAGAATACAGACGCCATGTCCACTGCGATGGAAATAGAACGATTTTTCCATTCTGCCTGGTATCAGACCATCACCAGTGTAGATGGCGACTACCTGATACAAAAGCTGCGAGAGGAGGCGAAGTCAAAATGACCGTAAAAGAATATCTTCATCAGGCTTATCGCCTTGACCAGAAGATCAAGTCCGACACGATGGAAGTACAGAACCTCCGGGTGATGGCTGGCAGCGTGTCGGCAATCCAATATGACAAGGATCGTGTACAGACCTCTCGATCTACGGACGCACCCTTTATCCGGACGCTGGAAAAGATGTGGGATCTGGAAAACAAGATCGCGGCAGAGCTTGAAACTCTCTCCGACCTAAAGAAACAGATCCGTGAGGTCATCGAGGCTGTGCCGGATACAGATGAACGCATGGTTTTAAAGTATCGTTACATTCATGGACTTACCTGGGAGCAGATCGGCATCGAGCTTTGTGCCGACGCCCGCACGATCCGTCGCTGGCATGGCAAGGCTCTGCAGCATGCCTCTCTGCCGGAGCATCCCATCATCATATGAAATGCGCCCGAAATGTCCTGCTTTGTCCAAAGATGTCCACCCCGCCATTATGATAGTATATAATCAGCGAAACAGAATAAAGAACGGCTGCACGCGCAGCCCTAAGCCTTGCAGGAAACACTGCAGGGCTTTTCTTTTGTCCGGAAAGGAGGCAGCCATGCCTATGAAACCAAAGAGGCCGTGCCGCTACCCCGGCTGCCCGAAGCTGACCGATGGTCTGTACTGTGAAGAGCATGCCAAGGTTATGCAGCAGCACTATGAGAAGTTCACGCGCGGTTACTCCTCCGGCAAGAGGTACGGCAGAGCATGGAAACGAATCCGTGACCGCTACGTTCACAAGCATCCTCTCTGCGAGATGTGTTTAAAGCAAGGTCGCTACAAACCAGTCGAGGAAGTCCACCACATCATTCCTCTCTCCGAGGGAGGGACAAATGATGAGAGCAACCTCATGAGCCTTTGCCGTTCTTGTCATGAGAAGATCCATAAAGACCGAGGAGACCGCTGATGATCTTCGTGGTCTTTTCTTTTGTGCAAGAAATATTTTGATGCGGGAGGGGCAGGTCAAATCTCTGTGGAAAATGCTGCGGAAAACGGCGCCCCCTCTTGCGTGCAAAAAAGGCGATTTCAAACGGGTAATAAAGGAGGCGGTTAAAAATCATGCCGACAAAATCAAATAACACAGGTGGTCGCGGCGGCAGACGTCCCGGTGCGGGCCGGAAAAAGACCGCCGTCAAAGAAAAATACGAAAACGGAAATCCAGGCGGCAGAGATCTCACTGTGCTGGACATACCGGATGTCGAAGGCGAGGACATGCCAACCCCGCATGACTTTCTATCTGCCAAACAGCATGACGGCTCCACCCTGGAAGCTGGTGATATCTATCGGGAAACATGGGAATGGCTGGATAAGCTCGGCGTAGCAAAAGCGGTGTCTCCACAGCTCTTAGAGCGTTACGCGATGTGCTCCGCCCGCTGGATTCAGTGCGAAGAGATGACCACTCGGCTCGGATACCTTTCCAAGCACCCGACGACTGGGAAGCCGATCCCTTCACCCTTCATCAACATTGGCATCAACTACATGAATCAGGCAAGCCGCCTGTGGAATGAAATCTTTCAGATCGTCAAGGAAAACTGCTCTGCCGAATACAGCGGGCTCAATCCACAGGACGACGTGATGGAACGACTCCTGCAGGCCAGAAAGGGAATGTAAATGAACACACAGAAATTGGAACAGGTACCCATTGATAAATTGGTGCCTTACGCCCGGAATGCCCGGACGCATAGTAAAGAACAGATTGCACAGCTTCGTGCATCCCTCCGGGAATTTGGATTTGTAAGCCCCGCCGTTATTGACGCTGACTACAACATCCTCGTCGGACACGGCAGAATCGAAGCCGCCCGCGCGGAAGGCTATGAAAACGTGCCTTGCGTCTTTGCCGAAAACCTGACAGAGGCACAGAAACGCGCCTATATTCTTGCGGACAATCAGCTGGCCCTGAACGCAGGCTGGGATGAAGAAATGCTGTCCGTGGAATTATCCGATCTGCAGGATTCCGCTTTTGATCTCTCACTTCTCGGCTTTGGTGCCGATGAACTGGAGAAACTCCTCGATGGCGGTGCGGATAAGGATGTCAAGGATGACGACTTTGATCTGACCGCCGCTCTGGAGAAAGCCTCCTTTGTGGAACGCGGCGACATCTGGACTGTTGGAAAGCATCGTCTCATGTGCGGCGATGCCACCTCTGCCGACGATGTGAACCTGCTCATGGATGGAAAGAGTGCCAACCTGATTCTGACTGATCCGCCCTACGGCGTTTCCTTCAAAGCCTCAGACGGTCTGACCATTGAAAACGACAGCTTAAAGGGCGAGGAGTTTTACAACTTCCTGCTTGCCGCATTCAAGAACATGACCGACCACCTCGAAAAAGGCGGTGCCGCCTACTGCTTCCACGCGGATACCGAAGGGCTCACCTTCAGGAAAGCCTTCATTGACGCAGGCTTCCACCTCGCCGGTGTTTGCATCTGGGTAAAGAATTCCCTTGTGCTCGGTCGTTCCGATTACCAATGGCAGCATGAGCCAATCCTCTATGGATTTTTACAAAATGGTAAACATCCGTGGTACTCCGACCGCAAGCAAACAACCATCTGGAACTACGACAAACCGAAGCGCAATAAGGATCATCCGACTTCAAAGCCGCTGGATCTTCTGGGCTATCCCATCCAGAACTCTTCGCAGGAAAACTCTGTAGTGATTGATACCTTCGGCGGCTCTGGCAGCACACTCATGGCCTGCGAGCAGCTGAACCGCATCTGTTACATGATGGAGCTTGATCCAAAGTACGCTTCTGTTATTCTGCGCCGCTATGTAGAGGACACGAATGACGCGGAAAATGTGTATGTCGTAAGAAACGGCGAACGGATCAGCTACTCCGAGCTTGCCAAGCAGGTGGATTTTGAGACTGTATAATACACAAATTCCGCGTCCTGATATTCGTCGATGTTTTACTACAGAATATGCCCGGTATCGCTTGCTAATAAAGGCTTTCAGAGTGATATATGTACGTACCGAAAGGCAAACAGGAAGCCTTCGGAAAACAAAATAAACGGAGGTACATACCATGAAAGCAAACTACAACGTAACCGGAGCAGCAAGAAAGGCACTGGTGAGTGCCATCTCCAACATCACAGGCGACAAGGCCATATACAAGCTCATGCCGACCTGCGCCTATGAAATCGGTGACATCACCGTCAGCAAAGAAGGATGCGTCAGCTGCGAGGATGCTGACAAGCTCGATCGCCTGATGCACAACCTGATCGCAGACGGATTCACACCGGAAACTGCAGACGCTCCTGCTGAAAGCGCCAGCGAAGACGATGCTCCGCAGACAGCAGCCGACAAAGGCGCTGGCCTTACCGTTGCCCTTCCGCTCGACTGCGCAGACGTCGGAAACCTTACAAACCTTCTCGAAGCCAAAGGAAGCCTCATCAAAAAGGCACTCGGTATTGATGATCTCGGCTTCTCCATCGAGGATGACAAAATCAGCTTCCCTTGGTTTGAGGCCATGCTCCCGCCAGATGAAATCAAAACCTACCTTCACTTCGTTGCCGCCCTCTGCAAACTCAGCAAAGATCAGAAACGGATCAACGCCACAGAGAAACCGGTCGAAAACGAGAAATACGCCTTCCGCTGCTTTCTTCTGCGGCTGGGCTTCATCGGAAATGAATACAAGGCAGAGCGTAAGATTCTCTTAAAGAACCTCTCCGGCAACTCCAGCTGGAAGAACGGCGCTCCGGACAAGGAGGCGGCAACATGCGAATGATCAGACAAAATGAGCTTGACGCTCTCCGCTCCCGGTATCCTGCTGGCACACGTGTGGAGCTTCTTCAGATGGACGATGTGCAGGCACCGCCCATCGGTACCAAAGGAACGGTGACCGGGATTGATGATACCGGTTCCCTCCTCGTAAACTGGGACAACCGCTCCGGCCTCAATGTAATCTACGGAGTCGACCTTGTCCGGAAGGTGGCAGATTGACATGGAACAGAAAATCAAAGAACAGATTCTTGCCATCCGCGATACCGGCCTTACCAACATGTTTGACATTGGCATGGTTCAGCGCCTTGCCTATGAGCGTGACTTCTATGAACTGGTTCTCTACCTCGAAGATCACCGGTCAGAATATGCACACTTCATCCTGACCGGCGAAGGCTAAAATACACAGTTTGGCCCTGTGATTTTTCCGCAGGATTGTCACATATATTTTGCCTGAATTGCTTGCTAATAAAGGGCTTCAGAGTGATATATGTACATACCGAAAGGGAAACAAAAAGAAAACGGAGGAACCACCATGAAGTACACAATTGAAGCGATTGAAAACGCAAAGACCGGAATGAAATGGAGCGACATCGGAGTGCAGTGGACACTTGCGCAGGCTTACCTTTACAGCAAGGATGCCGGGAACGAGCTGCCGAACTTCGCCGAGGTCATCTGGGACGAGGATATTGAAACCATCCTTGCAGACTGCAGAAGGCTTGGCGTGAAGGAATTCACCATCAGCTCCACCTTTTCAAGCCTCATCGAAACCATTGCAAGGTTCGAAGATCTCGGCTGCACGCTGGACGGAATCGTAAGAGTCAAGGAACGCTGCACCCACTTCGGAAGCGACGAGCATGCCCTGATTCCCGCATTCAAGATGACGGTGAAGGAGGCATAAACCATGTGGAGCGAAGGAACCATCGGAATTCCTGATGCGGCTGACAAGAACAAATACACAGCCTGCCATTACTGGGTAAAGCACTATGACGAGCCCAGCGAGATCTACGGTCTCAACAAAGGCAAGATTTCCAAACTCATGATTAAGATCAACGGAACGGTCGCGGCAAACTACGACAGAGGCTGGGACATCGAGCCCACCTGTAAGGAAGCAGAGCTGGCGCTTTGCATCCTTCTGAACAACTACAACTAAGCAAAACCTAAGAATGAAAATTCCGGGAGACAGGAGCCACGCGGCTCTTTCTCTCGTACTGATAAAGATTTGAAGATCGCTTCGGCGGTCTTTTCTTTTGCCCTGAAGGAGGCGGACTGTATGGCAATGCGCAAACTGAAAAAATACAAGCCGACCCGCTTCATGGCCAAGACCTCCACCTACAGCAAAGAGATGGCCGACTATGCCGTCATGTTCATTGAAAGCCTGACTCATACCAAAGGCACGTGGGCCGGAAAGCCCTTTGAACTCATTGACTGGCAGGAGCAGATCATCCGCGACCTGTTCGGTGTTTTAAAGCCAAACGGATACCGGCAGTTCAATACGGCCTACATCGAAATTCCAAAGAAGATGGGAAAATCTGAGCTTGCCGCTGCCGTCGCCCTGCTCCTTTGCTGCGGTGATGGTGAGGAACGCGCCGAAGTCTATGGCTGCGCCGCTGACCGCCAGCAGGCAACTATCGTCTTTGATGTTGCTGCTGATATGGTGCGGATGTGCCCGGCCTTAAACCGCCGCGTGAAAATCCTTGCTTCCCAGAAGCGGATCATCTACGAGCCGACCAACAGCTTCTATCAGGTGCTCTCCGCTGAAGCCTACTCAAAGCACGGCTTTAACATTCACGGCGTGGTCTTTGACGAACTGCACACGCAGCCGAACCGAAAGCTCTTTGATGTTATGACCAAAGGCTCCGGCGATGCCAGAATGCAGCCGCTCTACTTTCTGATCACGACTGCTGGAAATGATACAAACTCCATCTGCTATGAGGTTCACCAGAAAGCGCAGGACATTCTTGACGGCAGGAAGCTTGACCCGACCTTCTACCCGGTCATCTACGGGGCCGAAGCAACCGAGGACTGGACTGATCCAAAGGTCTGGAAGAAAGCCAATCCATCCCTTGGTATCACGGTCGGCATCGACAAGGTGGAAGCCGCCTGCGAATCTGCCAAGCAGAATCCCGGTGAGGAGAACTCCTTCCGGCAACTACGCCTGAATCAATGGGTAAAGCAGGCCATCCGCTGGATGCCAATGGACAAATGGGATGCGTGCGCTTTCCCGGTCAGCGATGATGACCTTGAGGGCCGTGTCTGCTATGGCGGCCTTGACCTCTCCTCCACCACAGATATTACGGCATTCGTTCTGGTCTTCCCGCCGCTTGACGAGGATGACAAATACGTGGTTCTTCCATACTTCTGGGTGCCGGAGGATACGATGGATCTCCGCGTCCGGCGTGATCATGTCCCATACGACCTCTGGGAGAAGCAAGGCTTTCTTGAAACCACAGAGGGAAATGTCATCCATTACGGATACATTGAAAAGTTCATCGAAGGACTCGGCGAACGTTTCAACATCCGGGAGATTGCATTTGACCGCTGGGGAGCCGTGCAGATGGTTCAGAATCTGGAAGGCATGGGTTTTACCATTGTTCCCTTCGGACAGGGATTCAAAGATATGTCGCCACCTACCAAAGAACTGATGAAGCTGACGCTGGAAAAGCGTATCGCCCACGGCGGCCACCCGGTGCTCCGCTGGATGATGGACAACATCTTCATCCGCACTGATCCTGCCGGAAACATTAAAGCAGACAAGGAAAAATCCACAGAGAAAATCGACGGTGCCGTGGCAACCATCATGGCGCTTGACCGCGCGATCCGCTGTGGCAACGATAACGGAGCCTCCGTGTATGACACGAGAGGCATTTTATTCATATAGGCAATGAAATGATTCTACTGACACTGATCGGCTTTCTCGTACTCCGGGAAGCCATAAACGAAATGGAGGGATGGCTATGAGCATATTTTCTGGACTTTTTCGGAGCCGCGACAAGCCGACCGATTCGACGACCGGCAGCACCTACCGCTTCCTATTCGGCGGCACAACCTCTGGGAAAGCCGTGACAGAACGGTCTGCCATGCAGATGACGGCGGTTTATTCCTGCGTCCGGATTCTCTCTGAGGCGATTGCGGGACTTCCGATTCATCTGTACCGAAGCGATGACGACGGCAGCAAGGAAAAGGCAACTGACCATCCGCTTTACTTTATCCTGCACGATGAGCCGAATCCGGAAATGACCTCTTTTGTTTTCCGAGAAACACTTATGACGCATCTTCTGCTCTGGGGCAATGCCTACGCGCAGATTATCCGAAACGGCAAAGGTGAAGTGGTGGCGCTCTATCCGCTCATGCCGAACCGCATGACGGTCGACCGCGACGAGGATGGACACCTTTATTACGAGTACCAGACCTCACAGGAGGAGGCGCACACAATGAACGGAAGCCGTGTCCGGCTTTCTCCATATGACGTGCTTCACATCCCAGGGCTCGGCTTCGACGGTCTGGTTGGCTACTCGCCGATTGCAATGGCCAAGAATTCCATCGGCATGGCGATTGCCTGCGAGGAATACGGAGCTAAGTTCTTCGCTAACGGTGCGACGCCCGGAGGCATTCTGGAGCATCCTGGTGTTGTAAAAGATCCGGATAAAGTACGCGACAGCTGGAACGCAGCCTTCGGCGGCAGCTCCAATTCCAACAAGGTGGCCGTGTTGGAGGAAGGCATGAAGTACACGCCTATCTCCATTTCACCTGAACAGGCACAGTTTCTTGAAACAAGGAAGTTCCAGATTGATGAGATTGCGCGTATCTTCCGCATTCCGCCGCACATGATCGGCGACCTTGAGAAATCGAGCTTTTCCAATATCGAGCAGCAGTCACTGGAATTCGTGAAGTACACGCTTGACCCATGGGTCTGCCGCTGGGAACAGTCGATGCAGCGGGCGCTCCTGACGCAGGATGAGAAAAAGGAATACTTCTTCAAATTCAATGTGGACGGCCTGCTCCGTGGCGATTACCAAAGCCGTATGAACGGTTATGCAACAGGCCGCCAGAACGGCTGGATGTCCGCCAATGATATCCGGGAGCTTGAAAACCTCGACCGCATTCCGGCAGAGGACGGCGGCGATCTGTATCTCATCAACGGCAACATGACAAAGCTCGCGGACGCAGGTATCTTTGCGGCTGCGGCACCTGCAAAGGAGGAACCGGATGAAACAGAAGAAGAACCACAAACAGAGCCGGAGCAGCAGCCAGAAAACGGCAGCTCCCGGCACAAACGTAAGGAGGCATTATGACCAGAAAGTTTTGGAACTGGGTGCGAAACGAGGAACCGGACTCGTTCGGCAGCGAACGCACACTCTACCTCGACGGAGAAATTTCCGATGAGACGTGGTACGGCGATGAAGTAACACCCAAGCTTTTTAAAGATGAATTGAATGCAGGAGACGGGAACATCACCCTCTGGATCAACAGTCCGGGCGGTGATGTTTTTGCTGCTGCGCAAATCTACAACATGCTCATGGACTACAAGGGCAATGTCACGGTCAAGATTGACGCGCTTGCCGCTTCTGCGGCATCCGTCATCGCTATGGCCGGAACCAAGGTCTGTATGAGCCCCGTGGCCATGCTGATGATTCACAATCCGGCGACCATCGCCATTGGCGATACCGAAGAAATGCAAAAGGCCATCGACATGCTGTCAGAGGTCAAGGAATCTATTATGAACGCCTATGAAATCAAATCCGGGCTCTCCCGCGCGAAGATTTCAAAGCTCATGGATGCCGAAACCTGGATGAATGCCAAGGAGGCCAGGAAGCTCGGCTTTGCGGATGAGGTTCTTTTCGCTGGCGGTGAGAACCCGCTGCCGGAAGAAGACGACACCATAGAGATGCTTTTCTCCCGCAAGGCTGTCACAGATTCACTGCTCTCAAGGCTGATTCCAAAGAAAAAGCCGGAAGCAGATAAACACATGGTACCCGTTATCGATCTTGAGAAGCGCCTTTCGCTTCTCGCACATTAAAGGAGGATTTTTATTATGACTCAGATTATGGAACTTATGGACAAGAGAGCGAAGGCATGGGAAGCAGCAAAATCATTCCTGAATACACACTCTCAGAACGGCGGCATGGTTTCCGCAGAGGATGCCGCGACCTACGACAAGATGGAAAAGGAAGTCACAGACTTTACACACGACATTGAACGTCTGCAGCGTCAGGAAGAGATCGACAAGATGCTCTCTGCTCCGACCTCTGCTCCGCTTACCGGCAAACCCGGCGCGAAGAATGAACCGGACGACAAGCCCGGCATCGCTTCCAAGGCATACAAGGCGGCATTCTGGAACAACATCCGCAAGCGCAACTACTACGACGTAAAGGATGTGCTGGAAATCGGCACCGACGCCAATGGCGGCTACCTTGTCCCGGATGAATATGAGAAGCGTCTGATTGACGCCCTGCAGGAGGAGAATTTCTTCCGCACGATTGCGACGGTCATTCAGACCCAGAGCGGCACGCACACCATCCCGGTCGTTGCTTCCCACGGGACGGCGGCATGGATGGAGGAAAACGGCCTGTACCCGGAATCCGATGACACCTTCGACCAGATCAGCCTCTCAGCCTACAAGCTGGGCACGGCAATCAAGGTATCCGAGGAACTTATGAACGATTCCGTTTTCGATCTCGAGACCTACATTGCATCGGAGTTTGGCCGCAGGATCGGCGCTGCGGAGGAAGAAGCATTCCTCACCGGCGATGGCAGCAAGAAGCCGGAAGGCATCTTCACCAAGGTGGCGGCTACCAAAGGCGCGACCACAGAGATTACCGGGAGCACGGTTTCCTTTGACAACATCATGGATGTGTTCCACTCCCTGCGTTCCGTTTATAGGAGCAAGGCCATCTGGATTCTGAACGACACCACCATCAAGGCGCTCCGCAAGATTAAGGACAACAACGGAAATTACATCTGGCAGCCGTCTGTTGTCGTCGGTCAGCCCGACACGATCCTGAACCGTCCTTATAAGACTTCGATTTATGCGCCGGAGCTGGTTGCAGGCAATGTACCAATTCTGTTCGGCGATTTCTCCTACTACTGGATCGCCGAGCGTCAGGGACGTTCCTTCAAGCGCCTCTCCGAGCTCTACGCGGCAAACGGCCAGATTGGCTTCCTTGCCTCTGAGCGCATCGACGGCAAGCTCATCCTGCCGGAGGCCGTGAAGGGACTGTCCGTCAAGGCCGGTGCCTGATCAAAATGGCAGCTAACGTAACCAGCCGTCTGCAGGGATTAACCTTCCTGCAGGCGGCATCTTTTAAGGAGGCGGACGATGGAAGTAACACTTGAGGAAGCAAAAGCCTATCTCCGGGTCACCACCAGTGACGAGGACGAACTGATAAAAAGCCTGATTTCTGCGGCGACAAAGCAGGTACAGGACATCACAAGACAGTCCGACGAGGAGTTTATGGCAAACGAGGAAAAAGCCCTGATCCGCATCCGGGTGGCCATCCTTTACACCGTGGCCTATCTCTACGAGCACCGGGAGGAAGCCGACCACCATGCCCTCAACATGACGCTGCGCTCCCTTCTCTTTGGCACGCGGAAGGAGGGCTTCTGATGAATATCGGCGCGATGCGGACGAAGATCACTTTTCAGAAAAATGCGGTCACCGTTGACAAGTACGGAAACCACACCAACGGCTGGACGGATTACTGCTCCTGCTGGGCCACAGTCGGCACAAGCACCGGTTCGGAATCCGAAGGCGTTGTTGTTAACCCGGAAGAATCCCTTGACTTTACCTGCCGGTACTCTTCCGAGCTTGCCGCCGTGGAATCCACAAAATACCGGATCATCGCGGAAGGCCATATCTACAACATCACCTATGTGAACCCGATGGGCTGCAAGCGGAACAGCCTTAAATTCAACTGCAAGCTGGAGAAAAAAACATGAGCAGAAAAATACCGATCAGCGAAATGGACGACGCAATCATGGAGGAGCTTCAAAAATATTCAAAGCTCGCAACCGACGACATGAAGGATGCCGTAAAGGATACGGCGGCTTCTGTCCGTAAGGACATCCAATCTGGCGCTCCCGTCGATACCGGAAAGTACAAGAAAAGCTGGTCGGTAAAAAATGTCCACGAGGATTCCGAGAGCATTGACCTTGTGGTGCATTCGAGGAACCGATACCAGATTGCGCACCTGCTTGAGAACGGACACGCCAAACGCGGCGGAGGCCGTGTCGAGGGAAAGCCTCACATCGCGCCTGCCGAACAGCGCGGCAACGAAACGCTTGTAAAAACCATCGAACAGAAACTGAAAGGCGGCTGAGTATGACCTATGACGACATAACCAACATGTTAAAGGAAGCGGGACTCCCTCTTGCCTACGACCATTTCGCCGAAGGTGAGTCTCCTGAGCCGCCCTTCCTTATTTTTCTCTTTCCGGGCAGTGACAACATGTTCGCAGACAACGGCGTGTATTTCAAAATCAGCCAGCTGAACATGGAACTCTACACGGATAAGAAAGACCCGGAGCTGGAAGAAAAACTGGAGGATATCCTGACCGCCCATGAAATTCCGTGGGAGAAATCCGAGGTCTGGATTGATTCCGAGAAGATGTATGAAGTGCTCTATCAAACTGAGATTTAAAGGAGGATGCCACTATGGCTAACAGAAAAAACAAAGTGAAGTTCGGTCTTAAGAACTGTCACTACGCACTTGTCACGATTGACGAGGATGGCAAGGTCACCTTCGGGACGCCTGTCAGCATGCCCGGCTCCGTGAGCCTTTCACTGGATGCAGAGGGCGATAACGACCCGTTCTACGCGGATGATTCCGTGTATTACATGGTCAGCAACAATAACGGTTATTCCGGCGACTTCGAGCTTGCGCTCATCCCGGAGAGCTTTCTTGTGGATGTCCTGCATGAAACCGAAGATGCCAATGGCGTGCTGGTGGAAAACAAGGATGTGGAGCCGGAGCATTTTGCTCTGCTCTTTGAGTTCTCCGGCGACCAGCGGAAGATCCGCCACTGCCTGTATTACTGCAGCGCGACCAGACCTTCGATGGAGGGCGATACCACAGAGGACAAGAAGGAAGTCAAGACGGAGAAGCTCTCGCTTACTGTTTCGCCGCTTCCGAGCGGGCTGGTAAAGGTCAAAACCGGTACGAACACCAGCGAGGAAACCTACAACAACTGGTACACCAAGGTCTATGAACCGCAGGATAAGACCACCACTACGACCGCCGCCGCCAGTACCAGCACAAGCACCAGCACCACTGCGACAACGTCTTCCAAGACCAGCTCGCAGACAGCATAAGGAGGCAGCACTATGGCAGTTACAAAAACCATCGAGATTGACGGCAAGCCGGTCGAATTCCGTGCCTCTGCCGCCATTCCTCGTTTGTACAGGAACAAATTCCACCGGGATATCTACAAGGATCTGAACCAGCTGCAGAAAGGCATCGACGAAGCCAATCCGCAGGAATCGGATCTGGATACCTTCAGTCTGGAGCTTTTCGAGAACATCGCCTGGCTTATGGCCAAGCATAAGAATCCGGATATCCCGGACACTCCGGAGGAATGGCTTGATGAGTTCAATACCTTCTCCATTTATGAAATCCTGCCGCAGATCATTTCGCTGTGGGGGCTGAATGT